TACCATCAAATGCTACCTATTTTACTTTATTAATTCCTGGACCAAAATGGGCAGGAGCATGGAATAATTCTACAGATTACAAAAAAGGCGACATTGTTAGATACAGTGCAAGAAGTTATATTTGTATTCTTGGACATAACAGTGCAAGTTATTTTCCGTACAATGCAACGTATTGGGAATTACTAAACGACGGATTAAAATATATTGGTGCATGGAATAACAGTTACACATACCAACAAGGTGACGTTGTAGAATATGCATTAAGTAGTTACGTGTCTATTTCAGACGCAAACTTAAATAACACACCAACAGGCGGTGCACCTAATTGGGCATTACTATCACAAGGTGACTCAAATGCTGTTATATCAGCACAAGGTGATTTGTTAACAAGAGATGCAACACAAGCAGTTAGATTACCAATTGGTCCAAGTGGATCGTTTTTAACTTCAAATGGAACAGATTTAAAATGGGGTCATTTAACTCCCCAAAATGATTATTATGTATCACCACAAGGTGATGACACAAACGATGGTAGAACTCCAACAACATCATGGAAAACACTTAAACATGCAACAGAACAAACGTTTAGTTTAGGACAAGTTAGAATTAATATTCAAGCAGGATCATACACAGAACAATGTCCTATGAGAGTAGGACGTAGTGTTGTACTTGAAGGTAATGGACTTGGTGCTGTTACTGTAAGTCCAAATACAACTGTTGACAACGGATTTGGTGTTGGTATATCCGACGACGGATCTACACCAAATGCAAACTCAAATTTATTTTTAATGAATAACGGTTCAAGGTTACGTAACTTTGTATTTAGAAACTTTAGTACAGGAAGTGTTATTGTATCACTAGATCCTGGAATAGGTCCAGATGACACTAGTGTATGGATCACTTCACAATCTCCTTATGTACAAAACTGTACTTCATTTACACCAGGCGGAACTGGATTTAAAATTGACGGAGGATTACACAATGGTGGTTATAAGAGTATGGTTGCAAATGACTGGACACAAATTAACTCCGACGGAGTTGGTGTTCATGTATTAAACGATGGTAGAACTGAAATTGTATCATGCTTTACATATTATTGTAATATTGGTTACCTAGCAGAAAGCGGTGGTAAAATTCGTGCTATTGTTGGTAATAACTCATATGGAGAATATGGTGCAGTTGCTAGAGGATTCTCGCAATTAGAAACACCGCTAACAGGAACATTAGAACTAACTGACGAAACAATTAACTCAGTAGAAACATTATCATCAAACGTTCATGTGTTTACAAGTTTTAGGGATACAGTAGGTAATAGAGTGTTTGTTGGTCATACTGCTCCAACAGGAACAGATGTATCAAGTACATATGATGTAACAGCAAGTTATCCTTATGTTGCAAAATATAATAGTGCTGGATCTTTAGATTGGCAATATACATACCAAGGTGCATTTGGTGCTATTCACAGTGTTATTGAAGCAGGACAAAGATATTTTGCAGGTGGTGTATATAGAGACGGTGCAACTAACAAAGGATTCATACTTTGTATTTCAAAAGCAGGTGAAATACAATGGCAAAAAACTATAGGTAATACTAGCGAAATCGTTGACATTGCAACTGACGGTGACTTCATTTACGCTGTTGGTGATCACACTACAGCAGGCATGAGTGCTATTAAATTAAATGTAGCAGGAATTGAACAATGGTCAAGAACTTTTAATTACAATGATAGTACAGCATCAAATACTATTGTACCAACAAGTTGTACTTTTGCAGGAAAGCCTACAACATCAGTAGATACATACGCACTTGCTGGAGATGCAACAGCGTTAGACAATTTATATATTGCGGCATATGATTCAACAGCAAACGAATCAACAATTACTAGAATTACAAAAGCAGGAGTTTTTATAACAACATATACATATGGTAACGTAACTGTAAACTCTTTAAAATGTGATACAGGTAACGGAGATGGAATTTATTTACTAGCAGGCGGTTCTTATAATAATAGTGGAACAGTAAATCCTTTATTATTTAGATTGTCAGTTGACGGCACAATACAATGGCAAAAACAATTGGCATTAGGTGCAGAAGTTGGTGCTATTAAAGATGTTCTACCTTTTGGTAATGACATATATGTTGCAGGATATCAAAACGAAGGAACAAATAACAACAATGCAGGATTAGTTGCAAGATATACATCAAACGGTACACTATCCTGGGCATACAAATTTGACAACGGCACAAACAATATTGCACTAAACGGTGTACTACTTGACGGTGTAAACGTTATTGCGGCAGGTAATGAACAAGGCAATAGTGTTGTTGTAAACGTACAAAGAGATGCTGATGCAGGAGTAGGTACTGTAACTTCAGGTTCATATGCATTTACATTAACATCTCAAACTGAAACAGCAAACACAGTAGTTACAAAAGCAATTAATGCAATTGATCAAACGTCAGTTACACTTGGCGTTGCAGATACTACGTTAACACTAAATCAGTCACCAAGCATTACTAGAGCAATTACAGCAACTAGACCAGGTTTTGCAGGTATTGGTACAGGAGTTTTATTTACAATCGATGGTCTTACAAGATCACCAAAAGACGGTTCAGTATTACAAATTGCTGGTGATTCAGAAACATATTTTGTAATTGGTGTTAACAACTTTGACGAGAGTGCTGGAACAGCAGGCATACAAATTAACCCTGCAATACCAAGTAACAAAACACCAAATGATGGTACAGCAGTTACATTTCGTGAAGCATTTAGTCAAGTGCGTATGAGTGGACATGATTTCCTTGATATTGGTACAGGTGGATTTGCTGATACTAACTATCCAGTTATTATTAGTTCTGATTATACACAAGCACCAAATCAGGATAGAGAAACACTAGCAGAAAATGGTGGTAGAGTATTCTACGTAACCACTGATCAAAGTGGTAACTTTAGAGTTGGTGATTATTTTAAAGTTGAACAAGCAACAGGTCGAGCAACATTGAGTTCAGAGGAATTTGACCTTGCTGGTTTGAATGAACTACAACTTGGTAGTATTACAGCAGGTAAACAGGGTGCTACAATTAACGAATTCAGTACAGATGGTACATTTGCTGATAATTCGGATGCGGCAGTACCAACAGAAAAAGCAATTAAAACCTATGTAGACTTAGAAGTATCAAATGCTGTAGCAGGTGCAAACACTATTATAGCAGGAGCATCACCTACACAAACCACAGTAACAGCAAGTACTAATACAATTGACTTCGAAGTCCAAGGTACTGAACAAGCCGAATTATCAACAACTTCTTTACAAGTTAAGCCAGGTGGCACATTAAGTTTTGAAGCCGCAAGTCAATATATACTTGTACCAAAAGGTACAACAGCACAAAGACCTGGATCAGCAGTAGCAGGACAGTTACGTTATAATACAGATACACAAACTTTTGAAGGTTATAATGGTACACAATGGAGCGGTATTGGCGGAGGAAATCCGTGGATTACTAAAGCATTTGCAGACACAGGATTTACATCAGCAAATAACGATAGAATTTTTGTAAATACTAGTGGAGGAGCAGTAACAATTAACTTACCAAGTTCACCAGCAGTAGGTGATAATGTTAGATTTGTTGATATGAAACGAAATTTTGGAACAAATAATTTAATTGTTGGTAGAAACAGTTCAAACATAATGGGTCTTGCAGAAGATCTAACGTCAAGCGTCAACGGTAGCGGATTCCAATTATTATATAGTGGTGCTACAGATGGCTGGATATTATTAGAGGTATAACATGAGTAATATAAACGATTTTAAAAATAAAAATACACAATTTACTGGAACAGAAGGTATTAAAATACCGTCTGGAACAACAGCACAACGCCCGACTGCTGGAGCAGGTCAAACTCGTTATAATACCGAATCTGGATCGTTAGAATTTTATGATGGTGCTAACTGGGTATCAACTAACCTTATTCCATCAATTGACAGTATATCAGGTACGATATATGCAGGACAAACTAGTACACTTACATTAACGTTAACTAACTCAACTGACATTATTGATATTGTGTTTAGTGAAGGCGGAGTAGAACTAGGACAGGTAACTGGTGTTAATGTTACAACAAACACTGCAGATGTAGCAACACCAAGTACAGTTTATGGTCAAACTGCTGGGGATACAATTAGTATTAGTATTAAAAACCAAGACGGTACACCAAGTTCAAATGCAATTACAAAATCAGTTGCAGGACTTCCAACAGGTGGAAATATTTCAACTTCAGGTTCATATAGAATTCATACATTTAATAGTTCATCAACATTTAACGTACCGGCCGGATTATCAACAACAGCAGAATATCTGATTGTTGCTGGTGGTGGAGGCGGTGGTGCTGATAACTCCGGAGGTGGAGGAGCAGGCGGAATGCTAACAGGCTCAACATCAATTTCAACTAACAGTTATAGTGTTACAGTTGGAGGCGGTGGATCAGGAAGTGGACCAAGTGGCGGTGATTCAGGACCATATGCTACCAACGGTGCAAATTCAAGTGCATTAGGACAAACAGCAATCGGCGGTGGCCGAGGTGGGTCAGCAGGTGGTGCTAACGGATCATCAGGTGGTTCAGGTGGCGGTGGTGCTGGTGAAGCGGCAAACAGTCAGCCAGGTGCTGGAACAGCAGGCCAAGGTAATGCAGGCGGCAGTCATGTTAGCAGTGGCGGAGGCGGCGGAGGCGGCGCTGGAGGCACAGGCCAAAACGGTAATATTAGATTTGGATCCTCAGGTGGTAACGGTGGTGCAGGAGCATCAAGTTCAATATCAGGTAGTTCACAATTTTATGCCGCTGGTGGCGGTGGTGGAAACGAAAACGGAATTTATAACCCTCAGTCAAGAGCAAATGGTATTGGTGGAATAACTAATGCTAACTCATCTACAAGAGCAACAGCAGGTGTTGCTAACACAGGTAGTGGCGGTGGTGGCGCAACACACACAGTCAACGTCAACCCTGCAGGAGCAGACGGAGCGAGTGGTATTGTAATTATTAGGTATCAATTGTAAGGATAAAACATGGCACATTATGCAAAAGTAGTAGACGGTATAGTAAAGAACGTAATTGTATGCGAAGAAGAATCAGATTTTTGGGATAACTTTATTGATGATGAACCGGCAAACTGGATAAAAACATCATTTAATACTCACGGTAACGTACATTATGATCCAAATACTGGTGCACCAGATGATGGCACACCTTTAAGAAAAAACTATGCAGGTATTGGTCACACGTATGATCCAGTTCGAGATGCTTTTTATTCTCCGCAACCGTATGCAAGTTGGACTTTAGACGAAGACACTTGTATTTGGCAACCTCCAATTGCAAGACCAGACGTACAACACAAATGGCGTTGGGACGAAAGTGCTTATCAAGCCGATAACACTACTGGTTGGGTAAAACAAAAGCGTTACGCAGAATATCCTGAGTAGTCACAAACCTTAATACTAAACAATTTAATTCATAAGTACTAGTATGTCCAACGATATACTACAGGGTAAGACTCATTTAGTAATAGATGATTTAGTTGCTGATTCATTCGCAAATAAGATTCTATCTGATCTATGTAATCCATTTTTTCCATGGTATCTAAGTAGAACATTACTTACAGTAAAATCGCATGAGTTTGAAAATGCCAAACAAGATTATGACAATATACAAGAATACCTAGCATTTATTCATGTATTTTTTAGTAACGATGACGGCAATACTGTACGTAATTCAGAATCAGCACCCCTAGCAGAAGATTTATTTAGAGCAATACTTGAAAAACTAAATTTAAATACTGGTGAAATTTTAAGAGTCAAAGCAAACTTTCAAACACAGCATAGAAGTAAAATAAATGGTACACATAATACTCCGCATGTGGATAATGAAACACCGCATTATACAGGAATATATTATGTAAATGATTGTGACGGTGATACATTTTTGTTTGATGGAACAAAAGAAATAGCAAAAATATCTCCTAAAAAAGGAAGAATAGTAATTTTTGACGGAAAAACTTTACATGCAGGATCACATCCTTACAATAGTGATTTTCGTATGGTAATTAACTTTAACTTTAAGGTATAAAAATGGAATATAATTTTGTAGAAGTATATGATAATGCTGTTGATAAACAAACTTGCGAAAATATTATCAAACATTTTGAAGAAGTAAAAAATGCAGGATTATCTATTGATAGACAATCAAAAGAAGGTGTTGCTAAACTTACAAAAGATACAGATATGTATGACTTAACTGAAACACCGGATCTTCTACCTTCAAATTCAATTACCTCAGCAAATGACAAAATAATATTCCAAACATTTAAAGAAGCATTTTGGAATTGTTACAATCAGTATATTACCAAATACGATCTTACGCAAACAACTACACATACTCTAGACGGATATGTAAAAATACAAAAAACTGTGCCTGGACAAGGATATCATGTGTGGCATTGGGAACAGGATAGTGTACATCATGGACATAGATTGTTGCTTGTTATGTTATACTTAAATGATGTCGAAGAAGGCGGAGAAACTGAATTTTTGTATCAAGGTATTAGAGTAAAACCTAAACAAGGTAGTATTATGATATGTCCTGGCAGTTTCACGCACACACACCGCGGAAATCCGCCCTTAACAGGTGAAAAATACGTAATGAATACTTGGGCAGTATATATTAATTAAACGTTTTAAATCCTAAATTTTCTTCAAAGTCTAACCAACTTTTCATAGTAAATGCACCAACACCCATATATCCAAATCCACCATTGTGTGAATTTTTAAGTTTGGATATTTCTGTTACTGTGTCTTTCCAATACTGATCAGTATTTAATTTTTGATTAGTAATTTCTTTTGCATGTTTCCAAAACGCAGTATCGTAATTACTACCACCATGATAGAGATAACATATACCTAGTTCAATATTGTTTGCAATTATATCTAGTTCTTTGTTAACTTGTTCATTAGTATATTTTAATTGAAGATAATCAAAAAAGTAACGCAGTACTTGGTCATAAAAATATCCGCTTAACGCTTCTATAGGTTCATAAAACATAGCACGATTGCCGTTCTTTACAATTCTACCATCTATATATTTCTTTGCTCTATAACTTTGAAAATTAAATTCTTTTAAATTTTCTTTGCTAAAATCTTTTTTATCAAAAAATGTAGACATATTTTTTATAGCAGTGTCTTTATTAGTAGTATCTTTATTGTACAGATATCCCCAACCTTGTCGTGTTTGTAGGGGAATACCAAACATCCACCCGTCGGGTGTTGCAACATGATGTGTGTATTTCCATGTACCGGGTTCTGGAATCATGTTTACTAAACAAGTGTTTACCGGGATATGTTTAGAGTAATTGTATTCTGAATAATCTGCTGGCCACCCGCCACAGTCGATTACAAAATCAAACTTGTGTATATTACTATCAACTGTTACGTTTACACAAGTATCTGTGTTTACAGTTGATTCAACTTGCCCGTGTATCTCATTAAACCGCTGATTATAAATTTTATTAAATCTGTTAAATGCATATTCTTTTAATTTAAAATTATTAAAATGTATACCATAACGAGGAACCATCATATGACTATAAAATTCTTTTTCTCGCCAATTAGTAAACTTAACTCCTAGTTTAAGAGTAGCGTCTAAGTCGTTATGTTCTATGTCGTTTAAATTAAAGCCAATACTATTAAACAAGTTTTCTGGAATCTGTGTTGAGGTACTTTCACCAATTCCTAGTATAGGTTTATTAGGATCGTGTATTGAATAAACTTCCCATTCATTGCTTAAATGTGCAAGACAGTGCGAAATACTGATTATTCCGGCTGTACCTGTTCCGATTACTGCTATCTTTTTTTGGCTCATATAATTAATTATTCATACATATAATCAATATTGTTTGATCTGATAACAAAGAAAAATAACTATTAATATGAATGTATCAGGAATATTTCCCACACCAATTGGATTAGCCACACTTGATCCGTTGTCTGATGCTGAGACTAATCATATTTTGGATTACAAACATAAAACAATAGTAAATTTAGGAAATAGAATTACTGAAAATAGTTTTGTATTAGAAGATCCTGAACTTGAAAATTTAAAAATTGCATTAGAAAACAAACTACAAGAATACTTTTTTGACGTATATAAGTCTAAAGAAGTAGATCCTTATATTACACAAAGTTGGATAAATTATACCGAAAATAATGAATATCATCATAATCATAAACATCCTAATAGTTTTATAAGCGGAGTGTTTTATCTACAAGCAATAGAAGATGATAAAATTTATTTTGAAAATAATCAAGACGCAATGTTTGAATTTCAATCTGAAGATTTTACTTTATACAACAGTAAAACTTGGTGGATGCCTGTACAAGATAATAGTGTAATATTTTTTCCAAGCAATTTAAGTCATGAAGTTATGAAAAATAAAACTGATAGAACTAGAGTTAGTCTAGCATTTAATTGTTTTATCAAAGGAACGTTTGGTAGTATTCCAAACTTAAAAAGACTAAACCTCTAAAAAACTATACCACCCAGTTGCAATATATTTTGTTTGAGATTCTGAAACATTGCCACGATGTGTATGTGTCCAGTATGCAGGCCATATTAAGCAACTACCTTTTACAGCATCAAATTTTCCGTAATTCATAAACTCGGTGCCGGCATCTTCAACATCATTTAGATAAACCATCCACGCTAAACATCTTTTATTAACTAAATCTATGTGTGGGTGATATTCACTATGCCATGCATAGTATCCTTCATTAGGTTTATATCGTTGTATGTTAAATTTTTCTCTCATTCCCCATGCGGCAATATCTTGCAAGACTGGATAATTTATTTTGTAATCATTAATCTGCTCATTTAAAAAATCAAATAGTTTTAAAATGCTAGGTTGAAATGCAGGAGAATCTGCAACTTGATCTGTAACTCCTAAATCAGTGCTTTTTTTAAATTCTGTTTCTTGCAATAAACCGTCTAAAGAAATA